TCTTGTGCGTTGTCATACTGGATCGCAGAACCTTCGTTCTTGACGGGAGCAGCAGAGAAACCAGAGAGTTTGGTTTCTTCTTCGAAGCTACGCTCAGATGTCTCTGTTTCGTAGATTTCTTTGTGCTCTTCGCCGTAGCGAGCGTATTCCATACCGAACAAAGCGTTCAGACCGGGGAGCAGTTCTTTAAGTAACTGTGCGCGTGAAATAGCCATGTTTTACTCCTTAAACACCAGTGGTGCTGTTGTATTGGTGAGTGTTGATCTTCACCAGCAACTCGGTGTAAACACCAGCAGAAGTGGCAGTCTCAGGGACCACGTCGATGACGCGCATCGGGATGGTTGCAGTTGTACCAGCGCCGGTCAATGTCACGCCAACGGCGGAATCACCAGTAGTGGTAGAACCAGCGTTCAACACCAAAGGAAGGTTAGAACCGACATCAGCGCGGCTCGCAGTGCCCATAGTTGTACCAGAGGTAACAACGGCCACTTTGAACAAGGCTTGTTGGTCGTCCACAACGTATGCGTAAGCTGGGTTAGCGGTTGTAGAAGCCAGAGCAGGGATGTACTGACCTTGAACAGTTTGACCGTTCGAGTTCACGTACTGACCACCCAAGCAAACACCCACAGGCGTAGCAGCGTTGGTAGAAGTTGATTTAACGAGATAACCTGTGCTGTCGATCTCAACAACATCGCCATTGAAAATAGCGGTGCCAAAACCAGCGGCAACAGGAATCTGACGGATAGCACCAGCGTATGGCTTGCCGTCAATCGAATTGACAGGCTTCAGGCCATAAGGTGCCGAAACGGTAGGGTATGCCATTTAGGACTCCAAAAAGTTTAATTACCAGAACCGAAAGTGACCTTGGACTTCTTCTCAGAGAAAAGAGGCATCCGAGGATCGCTCTCGCGAAGGAAATTGTTGTCCACTGAATCCATTTGAGCCTTGTTCTGGTTAGCGTAATACGCTGCCCGTTGAGTCAAGAACTCTGACGGAATACGGCAGAGCAACAGACCACCCACTTCAATGTTGCCTTTAAAGCGACCTTCAGTAGTAGCGTGCATCATGAGCTCAGGATAATCCTCTGCTTTGCAGGGTTCGTATCCCTCGCGAAGCTTCGAAGAGATGTTGCTTGGGTCGGCTGTGCCCATAGTGGCTGTGCGAATCCAACGATGTGTCCAACCCTCACGTGCGTCAGGGCTAGGGAGAACCTCTGGCGGACGCCACGCTGTTGGGCGCTGCATCACGTTACGGTTATCCAATTCACGAGCCAAACGGTTTTGACCTTTTTCGGTCTTCACTGCGTTTTCCATAATCATTCACCTTTTCTAAGCAAAGCAACCTGTTTCGCGTATTGTTCGATAGGAACCCCAAGACGGCGAGCGATCGCTGCTTCGGATGCCTTCAACCGAATACGGTTAGGCGGGGTGCTACGTGAGGCCGGGGCCACAACGGTAGCGGGTTTTGTTGCACGGCGGGGAGTTTCCTCATCTGCCGGTTCTGACGATTTACTTGAAGGAGTGTCGTCTTCCTCATGGCTCTGAGCATCTTCAAAATGCTCAGGGAATCTTTTGCGCATCGTTTTGTCGATGGTTCGAAAGTACTCTTCAGTACCTACATAACCCGGACCATACTCCTTAGCAAGCTTCTTGTCAAGCCCCATAGCAGTCATAGTCATTTCTTCGTCAACGCCCCACCAATCAGAATTGGCGTTAATCCACTTTTGAGTACGTGGGCTCAACTTGGGTTGGTTGTCTTCAACGGGTTGTGCGGGTTTGAAGTCGTCCTTCTCTTCCACTTCGATTGGCTTCATGCCTTGGGCCTTCTCGACCTTCAGCATGGCGCGGGCGATGTCGGCTTGGGCGTCGGCCTGAGCGTCAATATCACCTGCTTCGATGGCTTCCTTGTACTTCTTCTTGGCAGAAAGCAGCTCAATATCAGCAGTAGTTTTGGACTGCTCAATATAGGCTTGGCTTCCAGTAGCAAGCTGCTGTTGGAGGCGTTTGTTTTCCTCAAGAACCTGCTTCGCATAGGCTTCAGCGGCGAGGCGCTCGCGCTCGGCTGCTTCCTTGGCTCGGCGTTCATCGTGATAGCCACGGGTGAACTTCTTGATACGGGCTTGGACCTTCTCGTCGTACGAGGCTAGCTCGTCCTCAGTTGGGTCTTCAGGAGGTGGCGCAGCCTTACGGCCACGGTCTTCTGGTGGTGTGTCGTCTTCGATCTCAAAACTGAAATCGTCGGCTTCAGCAGCAGCTTTCTTACTCTTCTCCTCGATCTCGTCGGGGAACTCAAACTTATCGTCGATCTGCATGTTCTACTCCTTACGATGCACGCGTGATACCACGGGGGTCTTCCACGACTGCTTCAACCGTATCGTCGTTGATGATGCGGAATTCACGGCCATGAATCTTCAGGCGGGTGCCTGAATTGGGGCGGCAGATGATGAAATCACCTTCCTTACACGATGGACCAGATGGGAAACGAGTCTCATCTTTGTACGCATCGGGACCAATCTTGACCACGAACAACACTGGGGTCAGCATCTCTTCGTAGTGCATGGACTGGCCAGCTTTAATGATCCCTACTTCGCTGTCGGCATACTGCTCCATAGCCTCGGGGACTACACACAGTAGATGGAAAGTTTTAGGATCGGGCAGCTGCTTCGCCTTTTCTTCGGCACTTGTGTTCAAAATGCCAGAAAGGTCCACAGCGGACACATCAAATTCACTCATCAGAGTTCTCCAAACGTTGCACAAGGTCTTTGACAATGGTTTCTGCGTGAGTCAGACCTCGGATGACCCCACAGACGTGACGATACTCGTCAAACGTTTTGGCACCACCTCCGGAGAGGTGGGTATTTTGTGCTTCCTTGAGTTTGTCAAGCTCTCGGAGTAAGTAGCTAGCTACCTTATGTGTGTCCAATTATTCCTCCTTTTTGCCTTCACGATTCGTACGTTGTTGTGCCATACGATTCTGGTGGGCTTGAGCACGTTGCTGTTGCATCTGGGCGCGATGTTTGGCAGCGTCCACTCCAATGCGTGTGCCCTCAATCTCGGTCTGCTTGGCTAACTTGTCACGAGCTGCGGCAGCGGTTGCAGCCACCTGCATTGCAGCGATTTCTTTCTGGGCGGCGATGCGCTCTTCCTCGACACGAATCTGGTCGGCCTTGGCCGCTGCGTCGATCTGCTGCTTCTGCTGCTTAAGAGCCAACTCTTGCTGCTTGATCTGGAGTTCTTGCATCTGCATCTGAACCACTGGGTCTTGCATCTGTTGCTGGGCTTGCTGCTGAGCGGCTTCCTGCTTGTTCTGCTGAAGCATGGCTTGTGCGGCTTGGGCTGCGGCAATCGCGATTTGGTCGGCTTGCTCTGACGACATGTGCTTCTGCTGGTCTTCGCCCGGCAAGATCACACCCATCTTCTCTTCCATCTGCTTGCGGTACTCGAAGGCCACGTGCTCGTTGATGTGAGCCATCATCGCTGCCTGAATAGCTTGGGCTTGTGGGTTTTGGCCAACAATCTGCATGATCTTGGGGTCCTGCATCGCTGACATGTGAACACCCAAGTGAGCTTGGTGGTTCTGCTCCATGAACGCTTTCACGGGCTTGCCGGTCAACAAGTTCTGGTTCTCTTGCACTGGGTCGGTCGGCACTTGGTCGTCCTCCACTGGCACCAACTTGTTGGCGTTCTTCACACCCAACACTTCAATCATTTGGCGGTGAAGAAGGGGCAAGTTATACAGCTGCGGTGCACTCTGGGCCAACTGCAACACTGCTTGGTATTGCACGACTTTTTGAGCCATGGTAGCTGCGTTGGGGTCGCTGACAGGGATGACATCAACCATGTCATAGTCGGCTTTCTTGACTGCGCGGTTTCCTTCTTCTGGTTCATACGCGTATTCTTCTGGTGTGTAGTCGGCAATGATGACTTTGAGGAGTTTGAACTCCTGCTTCATCGCATAGTGCAAGCGGGCCTGCACAGCAGACATCACCTTCAACGTACGCTCCAACAGAGCAAGAGTTGTGCCCACAGGAGCTTGGCTGCTCATGTCGCTCACGCTCATATCACCAGACGATGCAAACGCACGGCCTTCCGTCACGATCTGGTTGAACAGAGTGAACAGAACTTGGCTTGGCTCCTTGTATGGGAGTGGCAAGATGTTGTCGCGGATCGAACCGCTTGGGACGTCTACGTCGCGGAACTCGCCCGGTTGGATTGGCGTGTCGTCGCCCTTAATTCGCAGTCCGCGAGACTTAAGACCCCCCGGAAGGTTAGAGAGCGTACCAGCATCGACGAGCTGACGAATGAGCATGGTGGCGCTCTTCGCATAACCCCCGATGAGGTGAATGAGTCCGTAGCCGTAAAAACCGAACCCCGGAATGTATTGGTAATGCACAAAGTGTTGGCGCTTGAGTTTGAGCGTATCATCTTCGTACCAATTTCTGCGGATGGCCAAGATTTTACGTGTGCCCTTCTCGATTGTCACCACGTAAGGCAGAGCGATACCGGTCTCTTC